GGCAGAGGATGAGGTAAAGGCTGAACAAGCCAGCGATTATGTGAATTTCATCATAAATCACGACAATCGTGGATTTACCATCTTTAGCCATTGGTTCCGTGATGCGCTCATGTTTGGCCTTGGTGTTGTCAAATACTTCTACGATGACACCACCACGGTTGAGGAAGCCACCTACGAAAACCTGTCAGAAGGTGAGATTGGTTTGCTGTTGGCCAACCCTGATGTGGAGTTGATAAGCCAACGCGAGAATATGACCACCATTATCGGTGATGATGGCGAGGATACCGAGGTAGTTGAAAGCTACAACCTCAAGCTGCGTATCAAGAAGGTTAGCGGACGTATTCGCATTGAGAACGTGCCGCCGGAAGAATTTATGTTTAACCGGCGTGCAAAGTCGCTGGATGATGCGCGTTTTGTGTGTCACCGCACCACCATGACGGTCAGCGACTTGGTGAGCATGGGCTACGACCAAGACGAGATTGAGGCACATGCAGGCCACCCACAGCTTGAGGTAGAGCAAGAGCGTCAGGTGCGCTTTGGTGACATTGAGAGCAGCACTGAAACAGAGCCATCCGACCCGTCACAGCGGGAAGTGGCTGTATATGACAGCATCATTCTGGTTGACTATGACGGTGATGGCGTTTCAGAGCGCAGACGTGTTTTGTCCATTGGTGACAGTGGGCAGCATGTTCTGGAGAATGAAGTCACTGACTCCATGCCTTTTGCGGTTATCACGCCAATTATGATGCCACACAGGCTTGTAGGCCGGTCAATCTTTGATTTGACTGAAGATTTGCAAGTGATGAAGTCAACTTTGATGCGTCAGTACCTTGATGCAACATATTTGACTGTAAACCCGCGCACAGTCGCCGTTGAGGGCATGGTCAACTTTGACGACTTGCTTGACAGCACGGCGGGCGGCATTGTGCGTGTACGCCAGCCGGGAGCGGTGCAAACGCTTAGTGGCCAAGGCGTAGGTGGTGAGGTGCAGCCATTGATGCGCTACCTTGATGAAGTCAAGGAAAGCCGCACAGGCATGTCTAAGGCCTCACAAGGCTTGGATGCCAACGCGCTTCAAAGCACAACGGCAAGCGCTGTTTCTGACACAGTTAAGGGCGCACACGCCAAACTTGAGAGTTATGCGCGTACATTTGCCGAAACAGGCGTCAAAGACTTGTTCAAAGGCATTTTGAAGCTTGTGGCTGAATATGAGCAACAGGAGCGTATTGTTCGCTTACGCAATCAGTATGTGCCAATCGACCCACGCGAGTTTGACAGTGAGTTTGATGTTATTGTGAATGTTGGCTTGGGTACGGCTGACGATGAGCAAAAGGTGGCTTTCGTACAGGCAATGATGGCAGAGGGTAAGACAATCCTTGGCCAGCTTGGGCCAGACAACCCGATTTGCAGCCTGCCGCAATACGCAGCGATGTTGCAGGAGGTTGTCGAGATTGGCGGCTTCAAGGACAGTGGGCGGTTCTTTAACACGCCAGAGCAAGTGATGCAGTCTGTTGAGCAGCAAAGGATGCAACAACAGCAGCAGCCGCAAAACCCTGAGATGATGAAGGCACAGCAAGAGTTCGAATTGAAGAAACAGAAAATGGAAGCTGAACTTGCTCTTGCCCGCGAAAAGATGGAAGCGGAACTAAATCTGCGGCGCGAGGAATTGATTTTAGAGGCTGACCTACGCCGCCGTGAGGTGGAGTTGGGTGGCAACGTGAGTACAAACTTACCGCGTGCCTAATCCATTCGGTGATGTTTGTTATTTGCTGGCGGCAACCGGCGAATATCAGAAATGGACATTTGGCAAGATAAAGCATCTGTTTCTGCCGCCGATTGAGTGTGGGCAGTATTTGATATTCCGCAACGGTGACACGCCGATTGCGTTTCTAAGCTATGCCTACGTTGATGATGAGTTGCTTGCAAAGCTGAAAAGCGGTGAGCGATGGATGCAGCCGCATCAATGGCAGAGCGGTAAAAACATATTTATCTCCGACTTTATTGCCCCGTTTGGCAATGTCGGCGGCGTCTTAAAACAGGCGCAGATATTCTTTAGGCAAAAGCACGGCAAGGGTGTACGCGGCGATTGGTATCGTCCAGCGAAAAAGAGGGCAGGCAATGTCAAGACTTAGCTATTTGATTGACGGCAAGGCTGACCAGTATTTTGAGCAAATGTACTGGTGCTTTGGTGGCGGCGGCGGGGGCAATGACTCCGGCGGCGGCGGCGGAAATGATGAGCCAGATCCGAACCAAGGAGTTGAGCGTGGCCGTGGCGCGGAGCCGCCAGCCGCAACAGGGCGCAACTTTTCACAAGGCTCCAGTAATCAAAGCAATCGTGACGATAACAGCCCACGCGACACAATGTTGGATATTGTGACGCTTGGCAATCCGGTGGCAAATAGAACCCCGAACCAAATTTCTCAACGTGACGAGTTTGACATACAGAACTTTGTTGAGGAAATGGCATCTGTGCCACCTTCTGTTGCAGCGCAGCAGCCTAATTCGCTCACTGCAACCGGCCCTGTTCTCCCGCCAGAGCGCGTCACAGACATGGCTGGCACAACATTCAACACGATTACTGGCGAGATTATTGACAACACTGGCGCAGGCGCTGACACCGGCCTGCTTGGTGCTATTGGCATAGAAGATGAATATGACCCGTATGCAGGCACGGACCAGACTGCAATGAATTTGCTTAACTATGACTTGGACGATCAGTCTGGCCCTGATGGCCGCATACGTCCGTTTGGTGGCCTTACAAGGGCGCAGCAGGCGGACCTAGAGTCACGAAATGACTTTGTGGCAAAAAACATATTGGCAAACCAGACACAGCAGGCATCCGGCATACCAACGACCAACCTTACCGGCATTTACACATTCGGCAATGACCCTGATGGCATGGTACGCGGGTATTCTGACTTTGGCCCAGAACTGCCATTCTTGGGTCAAACACAGGTATATTCTGGTTTTGGTGCTGACCCATTCACTGCACTTAATGGCACAGAGAATGAGGGCGGCGCTGATGTAGTCCCGCCACAAACTAACCCAATGACGGGTCAAAGCCAGTGTCCAGATGGCTATATTTTCGATGATGACTTGCAAGCGTGCCGCATGAAAACACGCAGCGAGAGTCGAGGCGACACCACTACAGTTGCCCCATCATCAGACATGTATTTCCGTCAGACAGCGCTGGATACAGCGCCAGCAAATACACCGGCGGGGTTTGACTTTGACGCAGCAAACCGCCGCTTCACACAGTCCTACGCTTATCGTCCAGGGTTTTATAACACGCCTATGGACCTCACAGGCTTTACGAAGCTTCTGTAATGCGTGAGGACAAACTGCGGCACGACATGGAGCGTGCAAAAAAAGCAGAGGTGCTTTTGCGGGAGCCTTTGCTTGTTGAGTCTTTTGACCAACTTGAAAGCAATTTTATTGATGCGTGGCAGAACACATCGGTAGCCGACACCGATAATCGTGAGCGCATCTATTACTTGTTGTCCGCCTTGAAAGCCTTGCGGGGCCATCTGACCAACGTGGTTGAGAATGGCAAGGTGGCGCAACTTAATTTGGAGCAACTTAAAAAATAGGTGATTTATGGCTGACACTCCTGATGGAACCAGCAACTTGTCCGTATCGGACGCAACTAGCCTTCTTATGACGCCCCCGCCAGAGGTGGAAACGGTTGAAGATGAAGCGCAGCAAGAACCTGAGATTGTCGAGGATGACGAGGTTCAAGACTCTATTGAGGAAGATGATGCGGAAGCCGAGGAAGCGGAAGCGGAAGATGACGACATAGAGGATGTCATTGACGATGAAGAAGTTGAGGACAGCGAGGACGAGCAACCCGAATTAGTGTCAGTCACAGTAGATGGCGAGACATACGAGGTTACGCTTGAAGAAGCTGCCAAAGGCTATCAGCGTCAATCGGCTTTTACAAAGCGTATGCAAGAACTAGCAACGGAGCGCAAAGAGTTTGAGGCTGAAAAGCAGCAAACGCTTCAAAATAGAGATGCCTACGCACAGGGGCTTCAACAAATTGACCAACTACTTGCTCAACAGACACAAGAGCCAGATTGGGACAGTTTGCGATTGGAATTGCCCGCAGAGGAATATGCAAGACGGTTTACCGACCATCAGCGTGCAAAGGAGCAACGCCAGAATATTCAGGCCGAGCAACAGCGTATTGCGCGTGAGCAACAGATAGAACAACGCGATTTGATGAAGCAACACCTCAACTCACAAGCAGAGTTGATGCTTGATAAAATTCCGCAGTGGCGTGACGAGAATGTTCGTCAAACAGAGCGTCAGGAACTAATCAAGTTTGCCAAAGCAGAGTATGGCTATACAGACGAAGAAATAGCCAACGCTTCTGACCATCGCGCTATCAAACAGTTGTACGACTCATGGCAGTTTAGCAAAGTCAGTGACAAAGCTAAGACGGCCAAGAAGCGGGTGCGTAAGGCACCAAAGATGGCAAAAGCTGGCACTCCTCGCAGCAAGTCAGAAGTCCAAGCGCACACACGCCAAAAGCAACGTGCGCAATTCGACAAACAGCCAAGCATCAAAAATGCTGTGGACTATCTTCTGAAAACCCAAACCTAACGAGGTGATGATATGGCAACGGCCACCACATCAACCGCAGTGGGTGAGCGTGAAACGCTTGCGGACATTATCTACAAAGTAGATAGTGATGAAACACCCATTTTTTCATCCGTTGAGAAGGAAACTTCTAACGGTATTTTCACTGAATGGCAGGTGCAGGAACTAGCTGCTGCTGCTACCAACAACCATGTCAACGAAGGCGCTGACATGTCGGACACTGGCGTAACTGCTACTGTTCGCATGGGTAACTACCACCAAATCTCGCAGAAAGGCTTTATCGTATCTAAAACATTGGATGCGGTTGACAAAGCTGGGCGCGATAAGGAAGTAGCTTATCAACGCGTTTTGAAGGGGCTTGAACTGCGGCGTGACGTAGAAAAGATGATTGGTGACACCAATGTCGCACGTTCTGCATCAGAGCCACGCAAGTCTGCATCACTGCTGACATGGATTACCAATGGCTCTGCGCCAAGTGACATGGGCTTTGCTACTGGTGACGGCACTGATACTGCTGACGTTACCGGTACTGCTGCTGCACTGACACTGGCAAAGATTGATGAGGCGGTTACTGCTGCATGGACAGACGGTGGCAACCCATCAATGTTGGTATGTTCAGCAACTAACCGTGCAAACATCTCTGACCTTACTCAGAGCGGCACTAACTTGGTGACAAATCAGGTCAACATGACAGAAGGCAAAGCGCCAACCTTTGTTGGTTCTACTGCTGTCTACCTCACAGACTTTGGCACGCTCGACATTACGCCATCGCGCTTTATGTCAAACGACAAACTGTTTGTGATTGACCCGAACTTTGTATGCCTGTCAACACTGACTGGACGTAATTTCACTGAAAATGAAATTGGCTCTAGCGGTGACGCAGACAAAACTCAAATCGTTATTGAGTGGGCATTGAAGGTAAAGGCACCAAAAGCACACGGTGCAGTTATCGGACTCAACGGCAGCTAACAGCTAACCACACAAACAATATAGAGGCGGCTTTCGGGCCGCCTTTTTTATTGGAGTAAATATGTCAAAACGCCTTTTAACATCTGACCCATTCTCCGGCAAAGAAACGTGGATGCACGACAATCCAGACGGCGGGTGGACAATAGAAACCAAGCAGCACATCAAGCATGTGTTGGAGGCAAATAAGCAGAAAGCAAATGCTTACGAGCGTGGCCAGATGATTGGCGACACACAGAAGCATTGGCAGCAAGTCGCAGAGATACCAAACAATGTGTATTTGGAACTGCGGCAAAAGTTTGGTGAGCCGCGTGACAACCCAAAGGCTTGGAAGCGCTGGCTGAACGATTACGACAACCGATATTTTAGGACAGGCGGCGGAAACGTATGAGCATCAGCACATATAGCGAGTTACAAACTGCCGTGGCCAACTTTCTGGCGCGGACGGATTTGACCGCACAGATACCAGATTTCATCAAGCTTGCAGAAGCGCGTATGTCACGCGAACTTGAGACACGCGCACAAGAAAAGCGGGCCACAGCGACATTGGCTGTTGGGGATGAGTTTGTTGCTCTGCCCACAGACTTGCGTGAGGTTCGTTCTGTAAAGCTGAACACCAGCCCAAATACCGTGCTGCTTTACAAGTCGCCCACCACGCTTGATAGCGACTATGGTGGCTCCACAGGCAAGCCATTGGCCTACAGTCTTGTTGGCACTGAAATGAAGTTTCGCCCCGTGCCAGACAGCGCTTACACAGCCGAAATAGTCTATGTGGGCAGCATCACAGCATTGTCTGACACAAACGTCACGAACACGCTGCTTTCTCGCCATCCAGACGCTTATCTCAACGGCGCTTTGGTTGAAGCCTACACATACTTGATGGACGACTCTAGGGCGCAACTATACGACCAAAAGTTTTCGCGTGCGATTGAGGAAATACGCAAAGACGAAGATAGGGCCAACTACGGCACAGGCACGCTTCACATGACGAGCATTTACCAACGACAAAACTCAGCGGCGACAACTTAGGAGTAAATCATGTCTGCAATGTCAGATTATTTGGAATTGAAATTCCTTGACCATTTCACGGGTACGGCGTCCACATCCGCCCCGTCTGCCGTCTATCTTGGGCTGTCTACCGGCTCAATGGGCGATGACAACTCTGGCACAGAGTTGACCGGCAACAACTATTCTCGCAAGGCAATCACCTTTGCGTCTGCGTCTAGCGGTTCGATTGCGAGCAATGCGGCAGTTGAGTTTAACGCTGCATCCGGCTCTTGGGGTACGGTAAGCCATTGGGCCATCTATGACGCCTCATCAGGCGGCAATCAACTTTTCCACGGTGCATTTACAGTGTCAAAAGCGATTGGCTCTGGCGATATTCTGAAAGTAGCAAGCGGCTCTTTGACCATCACAGCCGCCTAGTAGGGGGCGAACATGGCTTTGGGTACTCCTAACCTTGACCAGATTACCACGCCGCTTGACAGCATCGCTGGCTCTCTTGATAGCGCCGCTGACCTTGCCAAAGTTGAGTTTAGTGGCCCTACGCTAGAGCAGCTTGATAGTTGGGGGCTGCTCGACAGCCTGGATACATTTGGCAATGTAGACTCGCTAACATCTTTGGCTGTAAAGCAAGGCGTTGCATCTGCCTCAACATCGGCAACCGCCACGGCAGAACTTGTTTTTGCCATTGAGGTAGAGGCCACAGTATCCACGTCTGCGACCGTTACAGCGACACCTACACGCATCGCGCAGATGGTTGCTGCCGCTGCATCTATCGGCACTGTAACAGCAACCGCGACAGCGATTAAGATACCTACAGCCAGCGCAACGGTTGAGGCCACGGCGACA